GGTTTCGCAGGGTTAGCGCGCGATGTGAGTAGCAGGAACCCTGGGTGCGATTGTCGTGCCAAACCTCCTGATCGAGTGGTGACCTTTGGAAGGACATGAACTCGAAGTCCACCTGCCCTTTGGAGGGGGCGGGTGAGGTGGGAAGGGTGCTACTATTCGGAGTTTAGCGTTGCTGTGTTATGCTGACACGGTTTTTCGTTGCTCCAGTTAAATCCCCTTTGAGACCACAAGTCAGACCCCTAGTTTTCAACTATGCTGGCGCCTTTAGCAAGGTATGCGACAGAGTTGCCCATCTGCCGCATTCGACCATTTTGAGCTGCTTCTAAACAATCAAAAACCAAGACCCGGAAGTCCCGCACGACTAAACGCAAACCCAAGAAAACTGCACCGAGGCGCGCCGCCTCTGCCCGTCCTGGACGAGCACTTACGGCCCCAACTGCCATGGGTCGCCGTATGATCAACACCGGACCACGTTTCACCCCACTCAAGAATGGTGACATCGCGATTTCCCACAAGGTGCTTCTGCACACTTACCAACTTGATTCCAAGTCCCCAACTTTGAAGTTCAGCACTCCTATCAACCCTGGATTGAGTGCTTTCAAGTGGATCTCCAAGAATGCTTCCAACTATGAGTTCTACTCGATTGAGAGCATGGTATTCGAGTTCGAGACTAGTGTCTCAACTTCGATGTCCGGAAAGTTCTACATGTACTTCGATTCTGACGCCAAGGACGCGCCAGCCGAGGACGTTGCTGATTTCAGTAACCAGAGTGGTGTCCAAAGCACCATTTTGTGGGATCGACAGTGTCGCATGAGCGTCCCCGCTGCCGTCATGCGGCGCGCCCCTGGCCAACGCCTCTTCATTCGCACTGATGAGACCGTTCCCAGTGGTGACATCACCTTGTACGACGCCGGTACCATCCATACACTGATGAACCCAACTCTCCCGGGTGCGCCTGATGGACTCACCGTTGGTGAACTCTGGGTTCACTACCGTTTCAAGTTTATGGTCCCAAACACCACCCGCCCTGGACCAGGGGCTGGTGCTGGTGAAGTCGCTATGACTCAGTTCCAAACCAAGCAACGGACTGAGCTTGTCGATGGCAACACTGACGGCCAGGTCTCTGACGATCCCTTCGTCTCTTCTAACCCAGCGGACGCCGACCCCGTTATCGACACCCTTGGGTTAGGAAAGTGGAACACCCTACTCGAAGGAGTCAAGATCCTTCGCGATGGCGTGTACGCCCTGAAGGTCGCCATGGACGTCGGTACTGAGGACGATGCTGAGAACCCCCTCAACCCTTCTGAGTTGCAGGTGAACTCCATCCTCACGTTCCGAGAGGACACCAACCCCTCCTCTTCCACTGGGGCGTTGTTCGATACTGTCACCAACTCGACTGCTTTGCCAGGCACCAATCCCGGCTTGCAGATGAACGAGAACTGGACTGAGAACAACGGTAACTGGGTCGTCAACCTGCTTGCTGGTAACGTCATTGGTTTCTACAATGAATACCGTGGAGTCATCGGAAAGGCGCTTCTCGGGAAAGGAGCGTCCCTTGCCATCAACTGGTTGGCGGCTCTCTCCCCCGCCCTTGTCGCCTCTGCTCGTGCCGAACACAAGCAGCTTGAGACCTTGGAGCATTATCGCGCCCGTCATGATGCACTGTACCGGAAACGGATCCAGGGGCTTCGAGAGCGCAAGACGGCCCATCCGCGCGTTGACACCCCACGACCATCAATCCCGGTGGACAAGGACGTCCATTTTGACACCGCAGGCCGCGGTTATGTCATCGTGCGTCCTCAATCGTCAGGGTGTGCTGAGATAAGAGAATACCTCAAGAAGTAGCCTCTTTTCTTCCCCCTTTTTCCCTTCACAAAATAAAATAAATTAATTCCCCCCCCCCGGCGCACTGTATCACATCAGGACCGCCCAACCAACGTAGTGGCTCCGCGTACGGCTTGCCAACAACCCGGTGCCCCAGGATCGCCAAAGCTAGATATCTACAGTCCCATGGATGCTCAATGGATTGTGCTAAGATCCCCACACACCCGGTGTATCATGCAGTGAAGCATGTCGTACTCCACTTCGTCTCCCACGTCAAGCTGTCAGTCAGCAACCATAGCACCCGCCGGTGCTTCCCAACCCCCCTCACAGTGTTTCCAATCCTCTATTGATCGGGAAAATCAAACGATCTCTCACTTGAACACTATCTCGCTCCTTGGCCATAAGGAGCGGGTAAGGCACCGATTTTTGCTCCGGTGTCGCAGCGACATGCGCAAACCTGTACTGAAATTATAAACAACAAACGAGGTATCTACCCGGAAACGATCCAGTACTTGTACGACCATTACGTGAGGCGCGAATGAGCGCTGATCTATCGGATGGGGTCCTTCACCTGACTAGGGTGATTTTATGCTGGAGATTGATCATCCGCACGTGGAGACCCACGTTAAAAGACAAGCGACAGGAAAAACGCTCCTTATAAACCACCCCCCGTCTCGCCTTTTGAGACATTTGCCCTTGCCGCACACCATTATGAATCGCTCATGCCGTGAAAACCCATTCACGCCTACCATCTCTCGGCGGCCACGCCCCCCCCAACAGACTCCCACGCGAGCAGCCACGACGGGCTGTGTTTCTGTTGGGTCTAGTACTTCCCACGAGGTGGATTACTTTTCCCCACTTTCAGCGGAGGACCTCACATCATTACAAAAACAAAACAAAAAGATCACACCACTTATGATGGACGCTCTTCAGGACATCGAAGACGTCAGAGGCCCCCCCCCAAAGCCTGACGACGGACGTTGGATACCCGTTGTCACTGCAAAGCGTCGCCGCAAACGACGCCCCACGCTCGCCATAGCCTACGAGAAGACTACGGTTGCTCGTTTAGTTCCCGGACCCGCCCCACGCAAAGGATCTTTCTTACACGCACCTCCCCCTCCTGAGGAGATTAAGATCGATGCGCGAGACGCCGCCCGGCGCTTACGAGAATCACGCAAGAGCCGTCGTGAAAAGCATGGCCACCAGCGCGCAACTGGTGAAGTCTCCCACGGCAGGAGAATGCGGCGTGGCAAGGACCACGACCGCTTGGGTGAACGTATCCCATGGACCCAAGACCATGGCGACAGGCTTGAAGAAGCGACCTTCTCAGCACCCTACCCGGATCCTGAATTTCTGGCGAAATTCAATTCGACCCTTGGTTACCCCGGTGAAGGGCCCCCCTTGGTTACAACCTTCACCAAATGTGCACACGGCGCCTCGTGTACGAAGCGGTCACACTTCCATCGTAAGCGTGGAGGGGCGGCTGGTTCGTCCGCCGAGCGCGGCTTCAAAGAACGCAACAAGAAGGGTGACCCCCTCACGGCGGACAAAGTTACCAAATGTGAGTATGCTTTGACCGATTTCCATTGCGCTTCTCCTGGTTGTCACTTCCACGGGACACCAGGTATGCACATGCCTAAACACCTCGATCCTATCAAAGAGAGTCTTGCTGCTTTGCCGGCCGGTCAGCCGCTAGTTCGCACGGAAGCAACCAAGACTCCAATCACTCCTGTGGTCCCCGACCCAGTTCCAAGCGCACCTCCGCCAGAGGTTTCTTTCGATTCCAAGCACTCCCCGCCCCAGACTCCAACCGCTCCAACAGAAGATCAGCTTACTGATAAAGCCCCGCCTCTTTCTGAGGTGGAGGCTGTTCTTCCTGTTGTCGTTACCTACCCTCCCAATGAGGCATGGACGAGCGAGCCTGAGCCTGAGGAGGTGGAGATCGATATTTGCGCAAGTGATTTTATCTACACTCATCTACCTAAAGTGAAAGATAGGTCGTTTTTCGGAAAGATGACGCGGGAGGAGTACTGTATGATTCATGTCGACGATCCCGAGATCGAAGATAAAGGTCCTCGTAAGAAGAGAGACTGGATGCTGGCACGGCGCACGCCAACACCGGTATCAATTGAACCACCAGTCCCCCCCCCCGAAGATGGTGCAGTTCCACCACCGCCACCACCAGCCACCGTCCACACTGCTCCGCCAGAGGTGCCGCCTCCTCCTCCCGAGGAAGAGGAGCCCGTGCCACCGCCGCCAGTGGACGATACCAGTCCCCCTCACTCAATCGCTGAGAGAATCATCTTCTACACCGCGGAGGAGAAAGATTCCTGGTACTACATCTTTAATCGCGCCTTGTTCGCGGCTGCTCGCCCGTTCGCTGCTACGCGTCTCGCTGTCAAGTGCGATGATGCTAAGTTGCTGGATGTCGTCGCTGTCAACTACCAGTTCAAGGTTGCCGTTAAGGATAAACGGGGTTACGTCTCCAAGTGGACTCGGTCCGTTGAGACTTGTTTCTTGGAATCTTGCAAGTTCAAATTCCATAGAACAGAAGACGTATCTCTAACGCTGGTGGACTATGTCCAGAAGGACACAGCTTTCCTAAACACCACGGTGTTTGATGCTGCAGGTGCAGTCCTGCCCAGCATCGACACTAGGGTCCGTGGGATTGTGAGTACGGCGCTTATTCAGCTCGCGCTTACCCACTCTCCCCCCCCTCCTGATGTTGTCCAGAGTACAGTGTTGTATCTTACTCAGTGGAAGTATTTCTCCGGTTTCAAGACCCGTCTTGGGACTGTCAGAGGTGTTTTCAAGCCGGATTTTCATCAATCGGGTCATGTGTTGGAGTCGAACAGCGTGACCCGTTCCGGGTACCTCACGTCGAGGCAATCGAGCCAGCTGTCTACCAGGACGCGCTAAGGTTCGTTGCCACGAAAAAGACTCAACAATATTACCCTGAGGGACGCGTGCGTTTCCCAGTGGGTCCATCTTTTGATGGAGGTTATCGGACAATGGTAGGTCCCTGTGTTTCACACGACGGGGTGATCTACGCCAAAACCGATAACAACACCAGCATCTGTGCGATCCGTATGACTCGCGCACGTGAACCTGGTACCACCGGGCACGCCGACCTAGTGTCCAACCAAGCTCGCTTCGTCAGCGAGAACTCTGCTCTGTTTCGCGATTTGCATTCGCACTTCAGCACTTTCCCAACCACTATTATTAACATTTACGATACCGCTCGTGAACGCCACGCCGACACCCACCCTAAACGCCTCCTACGGATGGCTGCTTTCAAAGACATGGAAGAGGATGGGTTTTACTCCGGTGACGTGTGGCTACACCAGTGCGTCGGAAAGATTAAGACGAGTGAGTGGGCGAAACCTGGAAAGATCCCTCGGATGATCGGGGATCTTGGTGTGCATGCATCTCTAGAAGGTGCGTGGGTCACCCAGACTCTCAAAGAAATGTACGGCTCTCTCGAGTACATTCAAGGAAACCGTATCCGAATCGTTCTCAAGGCGGATGTCCAAGTGTTAGCAGAAGTCTTCCGTGAGGCTGTTTTACCACCCACGAAGTATTTCTTTTCCTTCTTTTCCGACGATGGTATCATTACCCTAATCGATAAGAAAGGAAAGTTGCGCTACTACCTGACCGACATCTCGTCTTGCGACACATCTCACCACTCCATCTTCGACTCGCTCCAGTCATCTGTGCCTGATTTCCTTAAACCCGGAATCAAGCGAGTGATTGGTCAATTGAAGAAACCGTTAGTGATCAGATGCGTCCACACCCCGAGACTTAAGGTAAAACTTAAACTCGTGGATCCTGACGATACGGCCCTTTATTCTGGGTCCACCATCACCACTGTTCTGAATGACCATGGGTCCGTCTGTATCGCCTCAGCTATTATCACTGCCAACGCTGAGGAACCTGACGAAATTATCGCTGCTGCTCGGAAAGCTGGTTACATCCTCGATGTGACCGAGGTATTTCATGAGTCAGAGTTACAATTTCTGAAACATAGCCCTGTCCGGGCCACAGACGGTACGCTCCATGCAGTACTGAACCCAGGAGTTTTCCTACGCGCCTCCGGGACGTGTCGGGGAGATTTTCCTGGTAGAGGTTGCATTTCCAAGCGCGCGGCTCTTTTTCAGCATGCGCTCCTTCAGGGGATGTATCCGCGAGTCAACAACCCATTCGTTGACCAGTGCCGCCGTTCGACCGGTGTGACCTCCGCTGCGCCGGAGGCCTTCCGCAAGGTTGTCGCACAGCAACTCGAGTACACCACCTCGTCTCGCCTCTCACCTGTCACCATCGATAACACCGAATTCTTTCGCCGGTACCGACTGACTGACTCTGAGATGTTGGATTTAGATGCGTTTGCACTTGGTAAGCCACGGGACTTCTTCAATTCACCAGGCCTAAGCAAGGTTCTTAACCTTGATTACGGGCTCAACTGTATTGACCGGAGTACTGACTTGCCAGCGAGTTACTTGTGGCAGCGGTGAGTGCGCTCACCCATCACCCCGTCTCGGGTGGTGCGGACTACCGCAGTAGTCCTTCCGTTGCGCTCCGGCGCACCAGGTTCCGTTGGAAATGCTGAGATAAAAGCTACCTGTGATGGATGAAAGCACGCCTCTCCTGGGGTTAATCAGGTGCC